GACCAAAGTTAAGCTGATCCAAAAGGTATATGGTCAAGATTTTGGATCAGATTCTTCAATGACTTGTCGGGAAACTGACAGACACCAGTGCTCGTCTTTAACTAATACGTACGAGAATTCGCGTGGTTACATTCAGGCGATCAAATCACGCACGGAAAAGGTTGAAGGTTGGACGTGTACAGTCAGCATCACTGCGGATGTCAACGTAATCAAGAAGACTAAGTCGAATATTGATGCATCAGCACAACTCGATCGCGTAGTGTATTTGCCAACGGATGCAGCAGACATCACTGTGAAGACCAACACCAAAGGTTTGGTTAGTGTATTCCAGTACGATCCAGTTGAAGATGTAGTAACCAAAGTGTTCCCAGCAGGTCGTAGTGGTCGCACGTGGACATACTTCGACCAGCCACTCAATGTCCGTGTATCCCTGCAAGGTCTGCAAGAGCGAGACATGCCATATTACTTCTTCATCACAGTCACCGATGTCCCAATCGATATGCTAGACCAATATCGTTTGCACAATTTCTACCAGATGTGGGATAATCAGCCAAACAAAGACAAATCCCTTGTTCGTAAATCATTTAACATTGCTAGGAGCAAATTGTGAAGAAAATTTTATCATGCCTCGCCCTGATTGCATTAGTCGGTTGTTCATCGACCGGCGTTAAGATCGCAGAAGGCAACAAAACAATCGAAACTACCAAACCACCGACGGTCGATATGCCAGCATGGTATCTCGAGGTGCCTCGTGAGGATGGTGCGATCTATGCAACAGCGACTGAGACATCCACAGACTTGCAGTTCAGTATCGACCGCGCATTGATGTCTGCTAAGCGTGAGATCGCATTTAAGCTCGAGAACGAAGTTTCTCAAAAGTTCCGCGACTACACTGCTGAGACTGGCAGTGGCGAATCTGAAACGATTACCAAGGACACTGAGCGCTTGACAATTTCCAATTCGAAGTTCGTCAACCTCGTTGGAGTTGAACGTATGCGCACTCATGTTGTCCGTGAAGGCAACCGATATCGTGCATTCGTGATGGTTCGATATGGATTGGATGCATCGAACCGCATTCATGCAAACTATATGGCCAAGCATCGCCAGCGTGATGCGCGTGAGCGTCTGGACAAGTTCGAAGAAGAGCTGAAGAGCGATAGGGGCAATCCTCAGTCTAAAGCTGAGCCTGCCAAGGCCGATACCAGCACAACATTGATCGGTACACAAGTGCAGGATGCTGCAGTACGGGATAGGGTGCAACGCGTCTATAATGATCCTAATGCTGTCGTGATTCGTGATACGGTGCGCTAATGGTTAAAGAGTTCTACTTCTATTTGGACGCGTGGTGGTACTGTAAAGAACACAAGATCAAACCAAGCACAATTCAACGATATGATTGGCGTCGATGGATTGTGGTGATACCAACCAAACGAAAGAAACCAAATGCAAAACGGGTTTGAGGAATGGGCACATACCTGTATTACTGAGTTGGTAATCAATACAAACTTGACTACCAATCAGATTCGTGAATTGTTTTTGAATGCTTTTCCTGAGTATGAATATGTGATGGAAGAGGTCCTTATGGAGAATGGCTATGCTTTGGGAAATTAAAACTGCTGAGAAAAAGAACGCATATCAACGTACATACTATGATGTACCAGCTGGCCAGCCAGGCGCCGGTAAGCGATTCATCATGGATGAATGGTATCGTTGGGGTTGGTGTACTGTACGGACGGATGTGGAGCCAAGAGCAGATGGCGACGACCCACATGAGAACCCACTTGACCTAGGCGATTTCGATCTCGAAGACAACAATATGGATGATGGTTGTTCTCTGTCATTTGAGTATCCTGAATCTGAGAATTGGACCGACGAAGAGATTGCATACATCGAAGGCCTGTGGGAACAAGATGGTTGGCTTGCGTTCGAAGAGAATGGCATTGAGGCTGGCGACTGTGATATTTTATATTACGGCCCTCTCGAAGTTACATGCATCGATGCAACCCCAGAACAACCAAAGGCCAAAGGCACTTGGCCATTCTAAGTTTTTATTGTATAATCGTCGGATTGAATAAAGGAATGCAATGATCGACGCAGTTTATGTTCTTGGTAAGATGGGCTTGAAGCCTGGTATGTCTGTTTCACGCGCAATCACGGCTGTCGGGATTGCAATTAATGACAGTTCCGACCAGTTGAAAGCAGCAAACCGAATCATTGTATCACTTGGTGCGAAGCCAGTCAGCAATACAATCATGGCCGACATCTTTGCCAAGGCATTAGTGGAACAGGCCGTTGTCCAAGGTGCTAGCTATGATGCTGACGATGCATTTGAGGTTGCGAATGCAAAGTATCTCAAAATCGAACGGACAATGCCATTCGTGTTCGCAGGTAGCGGTGAAAGCACCACGCCAGTATATGGCACGCCTGTTGGAAATGGTGGCACTAAGAAGCCAAAACAAACAAACGACAAGAAGACACAAGCTCTTGAAATTTTCAATCGCGAGACCAGTAAGGGGTTGCCTAATTCCACAATTGCGCAGACAATTGCTACTGAGTTAGAAATCACACTGTCCAACGCCCAATACTACGTCAATCGTGTATTCGTAAAGTACTCCAAATGAAAATTCTCAGCATCCTCGACACGTTGGCCAATGATAATGGCCGCAACTTCAAGATTGATTACTTGACAAAGCACAAGGACAATCTCCTGCTCACACAAGTAGTGTTCTTGGCACTTGACACATACACACAATTCTTCATTCGCAAGATTCCTGCATATACACGTGGCCCTGACACTGCAAATCTGAAGTGGGCTCTTGATAAACTATGCGATCTTTCTTCTCGTACTGTGACAGGCAATGCTGCAATCGCTCATCTTGTGAAGATCTTGGAATCTCTTGAACCAGATGATGCTCAGGTAGTTGAGCGCATCATTGAAAAAGACTTGAAGTGTGGTGTGGCAGCTTCGACCGTCAATAAGGTATGGCCTAATTTGGTCCACGAATACCCATGCATGCTTGCTAGTCCGTATGAGGAAAAGCTGGTCAACAAGATTCAATTTCCAGCATACGCGCAATTGAAAATGGACGGGATGCGATTCAATGCCATCGTCAAAAATGGCAAATGTGAGTTCCGCAGTCGTAATGGTAAATTGATCGACATCCCGTCCGACCTATTCCAACAACCATTCCTCAACATGCATGAGTACTGGGGCACCGATATGGTGTTCGATGGTGAGTTGCTTGTTGTCGATGTCGCTGGCAAGCCGCTCGATCGCAAGACTGGCAACGGCATCTTGAACAAAGCTGTTAAGGGCACAATGTCTGAGGAAGAAGCTGTTAATGTTCGTGCAACATTGTGGGACGCACTTCCGGTTGAGAATTTTGCGGTTGGCGTATACAAAGAACAGTACATCGATCGTATTGCTAAGCTATCTAATGCGTTGTCACATATGCGTAATCAAACGCCTTTTGGTCACTTGGTTGCTCTAGTGAACCACACAGAAGTTCGTACTCCCGAAGATGCTTCACGTCTATTCCTCCAGTACCTCAAAAAGGGCGAGGAAGGAATCATCTTGAAAGATCGTTTTGGTATTTGGGAAGATAAGCGTGCCAAGCACCAGATCAAATACAAGGGCGTGTTTGAGTGCGATTTGGTCTGTGTTGGATGGGATGAGGGTACCGGTCAGAACGTAGGTCGCCTTGGTGCATTGCAGCTGGCTTCGTCATGTGGCAAGCTGACTGTCGGTGTTGGTACTGGTCTTACCGAAGAAGACCGAATCAATATCGGACGTGATGTAATCGGTAAAGTTGTTGCTGTTGAATTCAACGCAATCATCGACGATAAGAAAAAGGACACTAAGTCGCTATTTCTTCCGGTGTTTATATGTGTGCGACCGGATAAGGACGAAGCAGACTCACTCACGACTATCGAGAGTAGTGTAGTAAAACTCCTTTGATCTAGTCTTGAGCCAGTAGTTCATGGTACCATGCACCACACCATAGTCAATCGCAGCCGATTTTACTGAGGGATATTTGCCGCGCGGGGTCATTATAGGGCGACGCTTCTTTAAGCCTTCTGATCTAATGTCGTGTCTTGTGAAGGCCTTGGACGATTTCCGCTTAGCCCATGGTTTTGAAGGGTCCTTCATCCAATTGTGGATTGTTGTTATGTCGACGCCATAATGTTTGGCTGCAGCTTTGCGAGATTCGAACACGATACCATCTGGCGAGATGAGTTGTTTTACTGGACCTCTACTACCTAACGCATACCGATTGCCAATTGCTGTTGGTGGCTTAGTTCCACCTTTGTTGATATTCCAACCGATGCATGGATGCGGCCTTAGCTGCTCCTCAAACGCATAGCATTCGTGTTCTGGTCCTTCTTTGATATACTCTATAATGAGGTCTTCGTCGATATTATATGCTCGTTGAAAGTGAAGGTTGTCATGCTTGCCATTGCGTAGCTTAGTTTTGTGGTTTGCAATCCGTCTGGTTGGATTGTTCGTTACGCCAATATACCCCTCCGTCATAAAATCTGACATATTGGTGTGGCGTATCCAGTATACGTAGTGGTTTGTCATTGCAGTTCTCCTTGTGAATATTTATAAAACATAGAAGTGCGAGAAGACAAGACCACTGCTGATGCGCTAGAAGACATCCAAACATTCAGTCCAAAGATGTTGTAATATTTCGTTTTTGTGGTATAATAATCACATCGAAAGGAAAACGCAATGTCTCATACACTGTTTAAAGTCTCTGGTCCAAACACGAAGCTCGTATACTACGGCTATGCAAAAACCGGAAACGAACAAGCAACGTTCATGGGTGGTTGTTTGCGTACAGACAATGAAAAGCGTGGCGATGCTCGTTTGCTCGAAGCGAATGATAATGATGCTGCGTCTTTGGAATTCACCATGCTCTGTGAGTATGAGGAAGAATTCGAAGCGTGGACTGCTCGCAACGACAATCGTGCTGCTGATGCATGTTCGATCACTGGTCCAACAATGTTTCCAATCGAAAGCGCTCGCCGTGCCGCCAAAGAGTTCCCAGAAGTACTCAGCGCTTGGAAGCTTCGCATGAAACAAAAGGAAGCGAAGACTGCGTTGGAAGCATACCAGCTTGGCGCATATACGTTCCCTCAAATCAAAGAGTTGAACGCAAAGCATGCTGGTGTGATGAAGCAAATGGAAGTACTGACTCCATTGGAATTTGCGAATCTCTATGGGATTTAAGGAATGGTTGGAGTCGCTACAGCCACGCAGAGAACATACGTCAGGCGAAGATCTGGCGGACTCTATCGCGTTGTTTGTGATATGTGGTCTGCTGTATTTGTGTATATTTCTATAAGGAATCTGTATGTCAGGATGGCGTAAGAATCAAATCGCTGATCAAGTCAATAAGGACAATGTTGTTGACCTCGGCGCGGTGCTGAGAGCGAAGCTTGAGAAGGCTATTGAGGATGAGGAACGCAAGAAGAAGATCCTTCGTCCAAAATACATGACCAAACAACAGATCATGGATATGCACCCCCTTGATGTGTATATGAATATACGCAGTGGTGAGTGGGCAATTGAAGATTTTGTTGCTTGGGTTGTTGTTTGTGAAAATGCCGCATACATCGCCGGCGCAGAGGATACATTATGAAAACATTCATCATCGGTACAGTGTTTGGGATTGTTCTAACTACTGTTGGATTTTCTGGTCTCGCTCGAATCTTCGACAATGGTGTCGTTAAAGTCCAACAAGTAACTAAAGAAGCTGCACAATGAAATCTGGAATTGACCTTGAACTGAGCCTGGAACAGACGGGCGTAGTTGTTGTGGAAGAGTTGAAAGTGACTGTTGAAATCAACAGCACATATGAAGACCAACGATCGAAGGATATCGTCAAAGCAGCTGAGCTGTTGCTCAGCTATTATATGGCGCCAGACGAACACCGAAAGTACTTGGAACAAAAATCCAGTTGACTTCGTAGCACGGACCCTATATAATTAACCCACTGCTAAAGATAGACTTTAGCAGGCCAACTATTCAAAGGAGCTTTGAATGTCAAAAAAATACGACACTCTCGTCCTCATCGGACGCTTTCAACCGTTTCATAACGCTCACCTTGAGATCATCAAGCGTAGCACTGCGCTCTGTAATAAACTGATTGTTATTACGGGCAGCGCAAAACAGCCTCGCACATACAAGAATCCGTTCACCAGCTTTGAACGCGAGATGATGATCAAGCGTGCGACTGCAGGTCTCGCATTGACTATCAATGTCGTCGAAAACATCGACACAATCTACAACGACCAAGCCTGGGCTGTCCGGATACAATCCATCGTGAACACATTGGCATGCGACGGTGATAAGATCGGCATCATCGGCCACAAGAAAGATGACAGCTCATTCTACTTGGATATGTTTCCGCAATGGGGATATGAGAACGTCGAAGAGATTGCACCGCTGAGTGCTGTCAATATTCGCGACCTGTACTTCAAGCGCAACTGTAATCTCGAATTCATTCGCGGGGTGGTACCTCAAACTACTTTCGAAATCTTGCTGGACTTCAAGCAAAGCGAAGAGTATGAACAAATCATCCGTGAGCGCGAGTTCGTAGAGAACTACAAAAAGCAGTACGCATCGCTTCCATATCCTCCAATCTTCAGTACTGCTGATGCTGTAGTGATCCAATCCGGCCATGTGCTGATGATTCGTCGTCGTGCTGAGCCAGGCAAAGGGTTGTGGGCGCTTCCCGGCGGATATGTGAACGCAAATACCGACAAGTCTGTTGAAGCTGCAATGCTCCGAGAGCTCCGCGAAGAAACAAAGATCAAAGTTCCCGAGCCAGTCCTGCGTGGTAATATCGTTCGCAGTAAGGTGTTCGATGCTGTCGATCGTAGTCCTCGTGGCCGCATTATCACTCATGCATTCCACATTCAGTTGCCAGACGGCGAGCTGCCAAAGGTCAAAGGATCTGATGATGCTGAAAAGGCACGTTGGGTTCCGATTGCTGAAGTGAAGAGCGAAGACTGCTTCGAAGACCACTTTGAAATTCTCCAACACTTTTTGGGAGCTTAAAATGTCAGACGGACTAGATCGTTCGGGGCTAGAATGGTTCAATGAACGTGGCTATTGGGTAATCCGAAAGGTCCCCAATACCAAAGACCAATTCTATGTTGCTAGTACAGCAATTCCACCAGACAATGTTCTGAAAATTTATGGGATATTGTGATGGGATGGACTGACTGGAATTGGATTAACGTTGCGCTTGTCTTCGTGAATGGAGCAGTAGCGTATGATTGTTTCGCTGATAAGGACGTCGATCGTTCTTTCGGTGGTTGGGTGAACGTGGTTGCTAGTTCTATGAACACTGCAATGATTGCAATAAAGGTTTTGTAATGGTACGAATTATCGATGCAACACCACATCAGAGTGTGGTCAAAAAGAAGGTCTGCCGTCACTGTGGCGTGACGTTGGAGTATGTTCCTAACGACATTCAAGAACGACGAGTTACTGATTATGATGGCAGTAGCGAGCTGATCAAGTACATCGAGTGTCCTGCTTGCAAAACACACGTTGATGTGAGGTACTAATATGTGGAAAAATGTAAACGTCTTTGAAGATGAAAAAGAGCACGTTAAGAAGTATGTTTTCGAGAAAGATGACATCGCTATCGAGTCCGTTCTTTATCGTTATCCTACTTACGATGAACGCACTGTTCTCTGCATTAGTACCATGTGCGGATGTCCAATGGGCTGTCGCTTTTGTGGAACTGGTGATTATTTTGTTCGTAGCCTTACTGCGGATGAAATTGTAGGCCAAGCTGAATACATCCTCGAAACACAAATCGGCGGACTGAATCCTCGTGACATCAAGAAGTTGCAGATCATGGTGATGAGTATGGGCGAGCCTGCTTTGAACAAAGCTCTGGAAGAAGCATTCGATCGTCTGTATGCAAAGTACCCAAATGCAGCACTGCTGATTAGCTCAAGCGGTCCTAAGGTTAGCTACCAATGGATCATCGAAATGAGCAAGCGGATTCCGACTGTCGGTTTGCAATTCAGCATTCACGAGAGTACAGACGAAGCACGCGACAAGTTGATTCCATTCGATAAGAAGTTGAACCTGCAAGAGATTGCTGATGTTGGCGTTCGCTGGCACTTGGATACTGGCCGTAAGCCATATTTCAACTATTGCGCTCACGAGGGCAACGATAAAGATGAGGACGTCCAACGACTACTCAAGTTGTACCATCCACGCATCTGGGAAGCGACTGTCTCTGTCATTTGTGAACGCGATGCTCATGCAGAAGCAACGAACGACAAGCAACGCAACTTGGCTATTGAATTTGGTAACAAGCTGCTTGCTGAAGGTTACAACGTCCGTGTGTTCGATCCGGCTGGTCAGGATACAATCGGTGGTGGTTGTGGTCAGTTGTGGTATGTTCAAGACTGGATGAAGGACCATCCAGAGCACGTCAAGCCATCTGTTGGTTGTGGTATGCAAAAGGTCCACACACCAAAAGAATGGAACGTATGAAGTTTTTGATCCAATACAATCTAATGGCAGAGTCGCAACTCGAAGCAGTTAAGTCTGCAGCTCTGCCATATCCTCACCAGTATGTTGGAGTGATTCCGTTTTCAAATGAGATCACCGCAGCAGAGGGTGAAGAGATTGTTGGTACCGATTACATTCCATATGGGTCAACGCTGATGTCGACGATTGGCCTAGATTTGGGATGGAAGGGATTGCACTTCGATCTCGAACAGTTCAATTACGAAGCTGCAGTCGCCAATCGGGATGATATGCTGAATGATGGCGATATTATGACTGTCGAAGAGACTATCGATTTCATGCGCGCCAGCACTCAAGAACAATGGTTCATCCGTCCTTCACTCGATCTGAAGCATTTTGCTGGGCAGGTAATCGAACGCATAGAGTGTGTGAAGTGGTTAACACAAGCACTCGGTTGTTCATCATCTGAGACGAAACGGATGTACAAAGACATGAAGATTGTCGTTGCAACACCACAAAACATTCAAGCCGAATGGCGTTGGTTTGTGGTCGGAGGCAAAGTGGTCGATGGGTCAATGTACCGCTCACATGGTCAATTGATCAAGCTGCATGAGACTGATCCAAAAGTAATCGCTGAAGCACAAACGTTTGCTGATAAGTGGTTGCCAAACCAAAACGTCGTGATGGACTTGGCGCTTGTCGATGATGAATTGAAGGTAATTGAATTCAACTGTATCAACTGCAGTGGGTTCTACAATCACGATGTTCGTAAAATATTTGATGCACTGTATATGGAGAGTACAAAATGCTAAAGCATGTAAAAGGCAACTTACTCGATCTAGCTGAGGCTGGTCATTTTGATGTGGTTGTTCAAGGCTGCAATTGCTTCAACGCAATGGGCGGAGGGATCGCACGTGAGATTCGCGAGCGCTATCCAGTAGCCGCGGCCGCTGACAATAAGACTGTTAAGGGCGATTACAATAAGCTGGGCAATTGGACCAGCTGCCCAATAATTGTCGGAGACTTGGGCTATGTTTCTAGCTTCGTTATCATCAACGCATACACTCAATATAATATGAGCACTGGTCAAGATGTGTTCGAGTATGCAGCGTTTGAGCTGATCCTCCAAAAGCTACTCTACACGTATGGAGATAAGCGAATTGGATTTCCGTTCATTGGTATGGGCCTTGCCCGTGGTGATAAGCAACGAATCATCGGAATGCTTGAATGGTTTGCAGATGAAATTGAGAAGCGTGGCGGTAGTGCAACGCTAGTGGAATTCCAGCCATGAACATAGTCAAGTCCCCAAACGAGTATACCACTCGCAATAAATTCTCAATCTTCCTTGCTGGATCAATTGAGATGGGCATGGCGGTAGATTGGCAACAATCGATCGCTGATGCGTTGTATGGCATTGATGGAATACAGCTACTGAACCCACGTCGTGATGATTGGGATTCTAGCTGGGCACAAACGATCGAGAATCCACAATTTGCTGAGCAAGTAAGATGGGAGCTGACAGCACTCGAACGATCTGATTTGATCATCTACTACTTTGCACCAGGCACACAAAGTCCAATCTCGTTGCTTGAGCTGGGACTCTATGCAAACCATACAAAGAACATCTGGGTGTGTTGTCCAGAAGGATTCTGGCGTAAGGGCAATATCGAGATCGTCTGCCAACGATACATGATTCCATTCTTTGATGATTTAGATCACATGGTGGACGATCTGAGGTACTATCTTCCGATTTGGACGGAAGATGGATATGAGCAGTTGACATAACAATGGGGTTATGCTATACTGTAATCAAGCCCTCGCGATAGACGTGAGGCATTTTAACTGTTAAGGAGATTAACATGAAACTGAGCAAAAACATTCTACTGAACACAGACAGCTACAAAGTGTCAATGTGGAAGCAATACCCTGTTGGAACAACTGGCGTATTTTCTTACATCGAATCGCGTGGCGGTCGTTATGATCAAACAGTGATGTTTGGTCTGCAAGCGTTCATCAAGGAGTACTTACTTGACCCCATTACACAGTCCGACATCGATATCGCCGAAGAGATTCTTCTCGCACACGGAGAGCCATTTAATCGTAGCGGCTGGCAGTATATCCTCGACAAGCACGACGGATATCTCCCCGTCGTCATCCGAGCAGTCCCCGAGGGTACTGTGGTACCGGTTAAGAATGTCCTCGCAACCATCGAGAACACAGATCCCAACGTACCGTGGCTGACTACATGGCTCGAGACTCCCTTGCTTCGTGCGATCTGGTATCCAACTACTGTGGCAACACAGAGCTGGTCGATTCGCAAAGTGATTTTGGATTATTTGGAGAAGACTGGTGACCCTGCTCTTATCGATTTTAAGTTACACGACTTTGGTGCTCGCGGTGTTAGTTCCCTTGAGTCCGCTGGCATTGGCGGCGCCGCGCACCTCGTTAATTTCATGGGTACCGATACTGTTACCGGTTTGTTGTATGCTCGTGAGTATTACAACGCTGGTATTAGTGGGTTTTCAATTCCTGCAGCCGAGCACAGCACAATCACAAGTTGGGGCCGTGACGGAGAAGTCGACGCCTACCGAAACATGCTTACAAATTTCGCTCGGCCCGGGTCCATTGTTGCAGTCGTTTCCGACAGCTACGATGTATTCAATGCCGCTAGCAAATTGTGGGGAGAAGAGCTCCGTCAGCAAGTGATTGATAGCGGTGCTACTGTAGTGATTCGTCCTGATAGTGGTGACCCTGTTGAAGTCAACCGCAAGTTGATTGAGATCTTAGGAGAAAAGTTTGGATACACTACAAACGCCAAAGGATTCAAAGTCCTCAATAATGTTCGCCTCATCCAGGGGGACGGTGTCAATGAGTTATCCATCCGCAGTATCCTTGGGGCACTCATGGCAATGGGATGGTCGGCAGATAATATTGCATTCGGTATGGGCGGTGCCTTGCTCCAGCAAGTTGACCGAGATACCCAGAAGTTTGCAATGAAATGTTCTTCTGCGAAGATCAATGACGTGTGGGTCGATGTACAAAAAGATCCAGTCACTGATAGTGGCAAGAAGTCGAAGGCAGGTCGAGTGACTCTTTGGAAGAGTGGCGGCGAATGGATCAGTAGCGTTGAAAAGCCAGCTGGCTGGCACGATAAAGCAACTGGTGAGTTTGTTGAAGTGCTGGAAACAGTATACGCTAACGGAAAGTTGATTAACGAATATACATTCGACAACATCCGAGCAAGAGCTCGCAAATAAGGGAAGGCCACTCCGGTGGCCTTTTTCTTAT